GCCCGTGCTGGTCGTGGTACTGGAATCAGGCTTTACTAAACTGATCGCATGGGTGGGATTTAGCTGTGTATTCAGGCTTTTCTGGTCGCCAACGTGTTGGCAACGTCACGACGGTGGAAAGCCCGAATACGGCTTACGTCAACATGGAGCCGCATTGGCTGTTGATTGAAGCACTTCTACAAGGCACCTACGGCATCAGAAAAGGGCATCGAAAATATCTCCCTCAAGAACCAAGAGAACTAGACGAGTCTTATGACAACAGGCTGATGCGTTCAACGCTTGCGCCTTACTACGTCAGGCTGGAGCGGATGTTGGCGGGCATGTTGACCCGTAAGCCTGTGCGGCTTGAAGACGTTAGCGATGTTGTCACTGAGCAGCTGTTTGACGTTGATCTGCAGGGCAATGATCTGAACGTTTGGACTTACGAAACTGCCCGCAAGTGCATCCGCTATGGCCACGTTGGCGTCTTGGTTGATGCGCCAAAGGCAGGCGAGAACGGACGGCCCTACTGGGCAACATATGACCCGAGAAGCATTTTAGGCTGGCGGAGCGAGGTCAAAGACGGCAAGCAACAGCTGACTCAGCTGCGGCTGATGGAAACCATCACCGTGCCCGATGGTCTCTACGGCGAGAAGCAGGTGCAGCAGGTGCGCGTGCTCACCCCGGGCGCTTTTGAGATTCATCAGAAGGACAAGAAAGGCGACTTTGTGCTGATTGATGAGGGCAGCACCAGCCTGAGCGAGATTCCTTTTGCTGTTGCCTACTCCAACCGCGTCGGTGTTCTTGAGTCGCGGCCACCGCTAGCAGACATCGCTGAGCTGAACCTGAAGGCGTATCAGGTGCAGAGCGATCTCGACAATCAGCTGCACATCAGCGCCGTGCCGATGCTTGCCATCTACGGGTTCCCTCAGTCAGCAGAAGAGATCAGCGCAGGTCCCGGGGAAGCGATGGCGCTGCCTGAAGGTGCCTCGGCGCAGTACATCGAGCCGTCCGGCAACAGCTACAACGCACAGTTTCAACGCCTTGACCAGATCGCGAGTCAGATCAACGAGCTAGGCCTAGCCGCTGTGCTGGGCCAAAAGCTCAGCGCAGAAACAGCAGAGGCCAAGCGCATCGATCGCAGCCAAGGCGACAGCACCATGATGGTCATCGCTCAGCAGATGCAAGATCTGATCGATAACTGCTTGGGCTTTCATGCTCAGTACATGCAGCAGTCGCAAGCGGGCAGCAGCTTCATCAACCGCGACTTCTTGGGCCAACGTCTCGAACCGCAGGAGATCCAGTCACTGCTGCAGCTCTACACCGCAGGCACCATTACACAGGAAACGCTGCTTAACCAGCTGTCTGCTGGCGAGGTGCTGGGCGATGAGTTCAACGTTGAGGAAGAGGTCGAGGCAACGCAGAACGGCGGACTGATTGAGATGGAACAGCCACAGCCTGAGCCGCGCGAAGAGTCCACAATGCCTGAAGCGGAGGCCGATGTTGATGAGCTGGCTGGACAAGCTGCGTAAGCCGCACCCACCGAGAAAGCAGTTGCTGTTCTTCGCCCAGGAGCAGCTGAGCAACGAATACTTCGCGGTGGTTCGGGCCACATGGTTCAGCGGCGGCAAGCCGTGCGGCGTTACGGAGACGCAAATTCACATCTATGACGAAGACGCTGTTGCCGAGTTCACCGGCATCGTTGGCACCGCATTGCGTGCTGGCGCAGATGTTTCTGCCCTGTGTATTGCGCCCGCAGAAGATTTAGGGATTGAATCGACATGAGTGAACTTCGCGAGATATTCCGAAACGCGATCGATCTCAATCGCTATAGCAACAGTGTGTCGCGACGTTTAATCCGTGCATATAACGATGTTGTGCTGGATGCTGTTGATCAGCTTCGTGGGATTGATGAGCTTGCGTCGCCTGTTAAAGCTGCACGGCTTCGGGCCATTCTCGCGCAACTGAACGACTCGCTCCGCACTTGGTCCGGGGACAGCATTGCGACGATGACCGAGGAGCTGCAGGGCTTGGCGGTGTTGCAGTCAGAGTTTGCGGCGGAGCAACTGCAGAAGGCGCTGCCTGCCGGAGCTGCTGCAACTGTTGGCACGGTGGAGATCAGCCCAGCCTTAGGGCAAGCGATCGTTACCAGTCAGCCGACGGTGGCGGGCGTGGTCAACCTGAGCGACAACCTGGCGCGTATTGCCAGAAACACCGTTGCGTTTCAGCTGACTGTCGGCCAAGAGATAAGTCTGCCTAACGGTCAGGTCATCGCCCAAGCGTTCGAGAGCATGTCGGAAAGGCAGGCAGAGCTGTTCAGCTTTGCGGTGCGAAACGGTTTGATCGAGGGCGAATCAGTGCCGAGCATTGTTCGCAGGCTGAAGGGGCGGCTGACCAAAGAGCAGCGTGGATCGATCGACACGATCATTGCCGCAGGTGGTCAAGCAACCAGCATCCCGAACAACCAGATCCGGGCCATTGTTCGCACCAGTGTGAATGAAGTGGCCAATGCCGCCGAGCGAATCAACGCCGCACAGAACCCCGACATAACGGCTAGATACCGTTACACCGCAACGCTTGATAGCAGGACAACGGCCATCTGCCGTGCGTTAGACGGCAAGACGTTCAAGCACGAGCAAGGGCCTTATCCGCCTCAACACTTCAACTGCCGTTCGCGGAACATCAACATTCCGATCGGTTTGGAAAAGGAGTTTGACGAAGCCCGCGAAGACTACGGCGAGTGGTTGAACAAACGCGGTGCAGATGAAACTGCGGATCAACACCTGCTGAGGAAGGCGCAAGTCTTTGGCTTTTCAGGCAGAAAAGGCAGAGACGAGAAACCGTCTGAGTTTTTTGCGCGGGTAAGGCGAAGCCCTGGCGGACAAAGGGCGCGCATCTTCGACAACCTCGTCAGAAAGTTCGGCCCATCTGACGCCATCCGTAAGTTTGTGGCTCGGGACGGGTCAGAGCTAACTTTGGATCAGTTACGTTCTCGCGGTTATGGCTCCCCTTCCCGCTAACTATCAGTACAAAGCGCAAGGCGCTGAGGCCAAGCCCAAGGCGACGGCCAAGAAAAAGTCCGCTAAAACTGAAGCACCTTCGGAGGCTGACTGATGCCTGGACATTACGGAATGGGTAAGCCCAAGAAAAAGAAGAAGAAGGGCACCAAGAAAAAGTAATGGCACGGAAGCTGCGGCGAGTTCCGAAGGACAAGGCCACTGGCCTGCCTAAGAAGTACCTGTCGGGTGCGAAGAACCGCGCCGCCAAGGCCCGTGAGATCAAGCGAACCGCTGAGGCTTACAAGGCTGGCGAGTTCATCGACATCAAAGCCGTTTCCGCATCGAGGGCCAAACAAGGTGGCACCAAAAAGAAAACCACTAAACGCCGCAACAAAAAAGGCCCTAAAAGAAAAGGCTGAGAAGTCCAAGTTCTTTTACGGCGAGCTGGCGGCGGTTTACCGCAAGGGCCAAGGTGCTTACCTGTCCAGTGGATCGCGGAATGTGCCGATGGCAGCCTGGGCCATGGGTCGAGTGAACAGCTACATGCGAGGCGACAAGGCACGGACGGCTGATGCTGCGATTTACGCCCGCTACAACAAAAAACGATGAAGCTGACGACGCGCCAAAAAAATGCCCTGAAGCGGCACCAAGAGGCGCACGGTCACACCAAGGCGCACATGGATTTTATGAAGCGCAAGATGCGTGAGGGCATGAGCTTCACTAAGGCGCACCGTTTGGCTATGAGCAGAAAAGGCAAATGAGCATCAAACGCGGTGGCCATACGTTTGCGGGTTTTGACAAGCCCATTCGTACGCCGAACCATCCGAGCGGCAAGTCTCACGCTGTCGTCATTAAGGAGGACGGCAAACCGAGGCTCATTAGGTTCGGCGCGCAGGGTGCTGACACGAAACGTCCGCGCAAAGGTGAGAGTGCTGCGGACAAAGCTAAGCGGGCGTCATTCAAGAAACGCCACGCCAAAAACATCGCGAAGGGCAAAACATCTGCCGCATACTGGGCGAATCGGGTGAAGTGGTCTTGAGCCAGTTACAGTGAGCGTGAAATTAACCTTACGGGTTATCAATGTCTGAAGAGCAGAATCTGGAGATTACGTCTCCCGCAGCTCCGAACAATGCCGAGCTGGATGCACTCAAGAACAGCATCCAAGCGTTAGAGAAAAAGAATTACGAGCTGATCGGCAAGCTCAAAGAAGCAAAAACAATCCCTGACGGTGTTGATGTTCAGGAGTTGCTTG